CACAATAGTAGCATCGTCCATCATGAATACGTCTACGCCGTCTGCATCATTACGCTTTGGAGGATTGTAGTCTGCATCAAAGGCAAAATTAACTTTATCTACAAGCTCTCCTACAAGAGCCACTGAACCTGCAACTTCTTGCCATTTGGTTGTGTCAGTCAATTTTTGATAGGTTGCACTTAATGGATCTAAGTCTTCGTCTGCTGCAATTGACGTGTGTGCAGACACAGCTTTATAGAAAAATGTATCTAGTCCTACAGTTTTTTTAACAAAATCTCCTTGTGCATAATTAGTTCCTGCTGCCCATGTAGGTTCTGCTACGCCGCCGTCTAAATCCACAGCAACAGTGCCTCTTATAGTCGAAGGCGCTGTTCCTGTTAACAAGTCACTAGCAAGAGTTGAAATATAGTTGATTGCATCTTCGGTTTCTGCTTCTGTACCCGGTGTAAGTGCGCCCGTATAATACTCCCCTTGTGCTTCTAAAACTCCTTCTACGCCACCCCTTTCTAAGTCGTTGATAATTGCGTCAACAATTAAACCTACATCTCTTTCACATTTTGTTCTTGATTCTGAAGAGAATAATAACGGATAAGTTGCATCTACATATTCGCCCACTTCTGTTTGAATAAAGGATCTGTTTAATTCTAATATATTTGCTGCGCTATTATACCCGCCTATACTAGTGACTGCGGCACCTACATTTAGCGGTTTAGTATTGTCCAACAAATAATGATACCCAAAGAATCCTTGTACCTCTCCTACTTGGTTAATAAAAGGAGTACCTGTAGTTAAAAGTGTTATACCGTCAAATTCTTTATCTCTGTAAAAATAAGTATTTGCAAAGGAAGATTGTGATACTCTTCTTTTTGGACGTATAATTACACGTCTAAACTCGTCGCCTTTTAGTGAAACGTTCTTAGTAAGTTTTATTGGATAATCTTCTTCGTATATACCTGATTCTACTCGTATAACAACTTGCTTTGACTTTACAAAGTTGCCCATTTCAAGCTCTTCACCTGCTTCAAAGTCTTTGGCTTCTAGCGGTTGAAGATAAAAGGTAGTAGAACTAGTATCTTGTTCATATGTGATAATTCTACCTATTGCTCCTGACCTCTTGCCTACTATAACCTTGCCAGGCAAGGCATCTACGTTATCAGGATCTGTTTGATCTAAAATTCCACCTGTGCTATTTGTTATGTCAAGTTCATATCTATTACCAAATGCTATATCTGCACCTGCATCAATGCCGTTATTGATAATATTTCTAATCAATGCAAAGTTTTGTGTGACTGCTACATAACCGTTAGCAGAAGGAGCAATTCCAGATATACTAGTATCTTGGCTGAGCTTGTCTTGATATCTAAGTCCAATTTTTGCATTCCCATCATTTACAAATGTTGTAAATGCGCTATTATCGTATGGGGTTTCTAACGTTGAATCTGTAAATAATTCCAAAGTTCCAGAATCTATAACTTTTACAAACACAATTACATCTTCAATTTCGGTCATACCTGACACATCTTTGAAGATAACTTGATTGCTGTTTGACAATCCGTGTGCAGTACTGGTTGTCACACTTGCTGGAGTATCTCCTGACTTTTTAGTTATAGCTGTCACAGTCTTAGGATTTAAAACCGAATTTTGTAGAACTGCTTGAGCTATTTCTAGTGCCTTTGCAAAAGCCGCATCTGTTCTTGCTAACTGACTAGTGATAGCAATTCTTCCACTAACACTAGAATAATATCTTTCTGCTGCTGTTCTAGATAGATAGTTTGCAGTATTCCCGCGAGTAGCATCAAAGCTTACCGCATCTAGAACTAAACCAAGATCTCTTTCGCAAGTATCTACATTATAGGAAAACGATGGATAAGTGTAAGCAAGGAAGCCAGTAATTTCTTTTATAATATATTCTCTATTATTTTGGATAATACTCCTAGTGTCAGTGTTAACCGGAGTTTCGACTGCTGCACTTACGACTGTAGATGCTGTACCTTCAGTTGTAGAAGTTGCACCAAAGCTTAGTGTTTGAAAATAAGGTCCTGGCTCTTCAGGTGCTGTGTTTATAAGTTCACTAGCTCGCTGTGCCGCTGCATTAATCGTTCTGTAAGCATAGGTTGCTGCTGAACCCTCTTTGCCTGCAGGAACTCCACTCATGGTGTCGTCGCCTGCTGTGCTAACAAACAGCACTTCTGGTGAACTATAAGCTGTGTTATCTACATAATATTTGGTAGCTGCTTGTAGGTCTTCTGATCCATTTGGTGTTCCTGCTCCTGCTAACTCTCCTGGATGGTCAGATAAAAATAGTGCGCCCTCCATTGTATCGCCTTGACGTCTAGTGACACTCTCTCTAGGCATAGCAACATCCCTAAGGAAATTACCTGTCAGTGTTGCATCGTATCCTGCATCTGCAATTGTATGGGTATCATCAGCAGCAATAGAGCCGCTTACAATAATTTTAAATGGATCGGCTACACTATCACTTTCTGCTTGGGCTTTGGTTTGGTCACTAAAAAGTGAAAGTTCAGTATCTGATTCGTATCTTATATAGTAGGTTGTACCCGAAGTTAGGCCTGTTGGATCTGTATCTTCAGCGTCGAAAACATATGCAGTGCCGTTTACGCCGCTATCAAATCCATGACCGCTTTCAAACACTAAATGACCACTACCATTATAACTGTCAATAGTAAGAGTGTACTGGCTCACACCGTCTGGTTCTGCTGCTACACGGATTGGAAGGCCGCTTGTCACATAACGTCTGTCTGCGTAGCCTTTAGTAATAACAAGATCATCAACTGTATATGTCGTGGAGCGTCCTTCCTGTGCCGACAAAGCTGCTGCTGCTGCTTCCGAAATATTAACACCCCCGATTGCAAAATTTGCCGCGCTCAAATGATTACCTAGTGTTGGAGCAGTATTATCCTGCACTATTTCAATTCCTGTGACACTCAGATCTATTTCACCCGGAGTTGTGACAAGATCTACACCTATTGTACCGTCGCTCGAAGTAATACTAGAAAATATTACAGCATTACCTGTGCCGTTTGTAGTTAATATTTTATTAGCTTCAAATGCACTAGGGGTATCTCCTAAAGAAAGAAAACTTAAACTTCCTTCTACGCCAAATACAGCATAAATTTCTGTAAAGTTTTCGTTTACCTTTCGAAACGATTCGCGAATACTATCGCCTGTTCCGTCATTACCTTCAACGCCGATATCAATATCTTGTCTTGCCATTTTATACTCCGGTTATACTGGTGTTGCCAGTTTATCTATATCAAAATTTACACTAACACCGCAGCCGCAACTGCTCTGCGCATTAGGATTTTTGATCTCAAAATTTGATCCTATAATAGATTTGGTATAATCTATAGTTGATCCTGCTAGAAACATTAAACTATGTGCCCCTACTACAAACGAACCTGTATCACACTCGATTAAAAAATCGTTTGCTTCTAGTTCGTCTACTTGTGCTGTACCCCATTCATATTCGAAGCCTGCACAGCCTCCTCCTTTGATATTAAGAGTGATTGCATAGCAATCATGCTCTTGACACAGTTTGCTAATCTGATGGTTTGCTGAAGGAGTTATAGTAATTAGACTCATATTTTGTTCCTTTCTAATGTTATTTATCGGATGATTTTATAATCTTAATGTAAATATAGTTATGTACATAAAGGAATATATTATTAAGAAGCGATACGAACGTGTCAGTAAGTATGGTACGACGCATACTTACTACCGTGACTTAACTATGGTTGTTTTACGATGCGACAACTGCAATGCAGCATTTGAACGTTCGCGAGGAAGTATGGATCCTAAACGCCTGAGCAATAATTATTTTCATGTGTGCGGAAATTGTGATGCAAAGAAGTTCGCGCAAAAGAAAGGAGTTGAACGTAAACAAATTTGGAATATGAGTGCTAGTTCAGATCTCCCTATTGGTAAATTATGATTGTTGTAGAAACTTCTTTTCGTATTCTTCAGCAGTATAACAGCCTCCGAAGAATACTAGTCCGTCTGCGCTAGCAAATTCAAATTCAAAATTTTCATCTACTACGGTTGTATTTGTGCCATCGTCTGCTAATGCATTTACAAACTCTGCACATTCTTCGTGTGTAGCGTATAGTTTTTCGCTGATTTCGGGCCCTGTTCTTGCTGTAGGATTATTGATCCAAAAGGTAAAGAAAACTAGGGCAATAGTATTCATTTTTCTTTCTTGAACAATGTCCAAGCACCATATGCAATTGCGCCGTATGCCACTAGGCTTGCAATCGGTTTAAAGATTAGAAACGCAACTCCTGCACCGATCAGTACAGCACCGTCAAGTGTAGTACGCTCGCTTAATCTGTCAATAATAAACTTTTTCATTGATACTTGGCTCCGTTTTTTGTGTTAGGACTTGTTTTCATAGATTTAGTTTTAGAAGGAAATTGAGTTGAACTTTTTACAGGAACATAAGTCATTCTTTGTCCTTTATCGTGGCGTATGCCTGTAATTTTATCCAAATTTAATCTTCCTGTATATCCTATTCTTGCCATTTTTAAATCTCCTGCTAATTGTATTTATTTAAATAAGTTTCCTTAAGGAGAAAAAATATGTTTACATGGTTAAAGAAGCTATTTGGTTCAGACGTGCCTGACACTCCTGTCATTGCACAAGCGCCAAAAGAAGAAGCAAAGTCGCATATTAGTAAAGTTGTAAAGGTAGAGCAAACTAAAAAACCTGCGACTAAAAAGGCAGCAAAAGTTGATTTGGATTCTATGAAGAAGAATGAATTACTTGCTCATGCTAAAGCAAAAGGTATTAAAGCTAATGCAAGCATGAATAAAGCTGCACTGCTCGAAGCAATTAAGAATGGTTAATACTATTCTGCAATTGATTTAATGCAGCATCTAAGCGAGTCAGCTTTCGCTCTAATACAGTGATAGCGGCTCGCTGTTTTTTTGACTGCTCTTCCAATGAACGTACATATTCAATTGTAGGAATCTTTTGAACACTACCATCTTCACCTAGCATCTCAAATGTGTCTACACCTTGCGCACGTAATCCGCCTGCTACACGATTAGGATTTTTATCAGATGATGATTTGGTCTGGGCCTGCGGCTTTCTGCCGTACATTTGATTTAAGTAGCTCATTGTCTTTTCCTTTGTAGTATTTATATAGCTCGATACTTGCTAAGTTCTTAGCCTTGCTCTCCGCCATAATGTCTGCGTACTCTAAAAACTCTAATGCCCAGTCATTGGCAGCATTGTTAGGATAATAATCACTATGCGCACGTAGTTTTGCTTTCTTGTATCCTTGTTCTAACAATGTAGGGAAGTCAGGTAAGGTATCTTTATCAATATGTCCTACCCACTCCTCTCTACTATAGGAGTAATGAATCACAGGCCGCACACCACGCCACGAATCAATTACGCGAGAATATCTATCGTCGGTGGGGTAAATGTATTCATTCTCACGACACAAGTGGTGGTGGATATCGAGTACCAAAGCGCAGTCGTCGACGAGCTCAAGGCTGTGTTCGAGTCCCCACTTGTTTTCGTCGTTTTCGATTGTGATGATATTTCGCGCCTCAGGCGAGAGTTGTTTAAGTGCGTCCTTGATGCCTTGTGGACCTCTTCGACCCGATATATGGACATTGCATTTAAAGTCTTGAAATGTTTGTCCGTATCCCATCCAGCGCACGACATCGGTGTGATATTCAAATTCTTCTATGCTCCTCTCTACAATCTCGTCATTGTCACTTGCAAGAACTGTAAACTGGCCAGGATGCATAGACAAACGAACATCAAGCCTACGAGCAGTCTCGCCCACCTCGGCAAAATGTCTTTCACAATATGCTCTAACGTCTGGTAGTCTCCAGTAGTACCGCCAATCATGCTGAGTGTACACAGGCAACACATCGCTACCCAATCTAACCATTCGCAAATTTTGTGGTAAGCTACCAACATATTCAATCAACCTTTTGTAAGAAGCAATGTTATGCTCCATCAGTTCCCACAAGCGTTGCTCTGCATCTTCACGTGTTTGACGATTGAGCCATTGCACTGTGGTACTGCGAGTATTTAGCGGTCGTTGAATTTCCTCTAATTGTTTCCTTGGTAGCGATTGATCTGGGTGCATGTACTTACATGCGAAGCCTATACGTGTAGTTTGTGCCTTCATAAAGTCGCCTGCTGTTGTAAATTTTAAATCCATAGTTTATTATACTGCCCTTAGCGCCAATTGTCAATCACCCAAGGATCTTCACAATTGTGAGGATTAGGGTCACCATGGAACACACAAACACAACATTCGACTCTAGGAGTCACATTTTCAACAGTTTTAAGTTTACGACTGCCTTTGGTCCCGCCGGGAGCAAATTGACGATCTTTTCTTACTTCCCATTTCCAGCTTTGTATCCAGCTGTCCGGATAAAGCACGGGTGCTTTTTGTTTGAAGGTCGCGTCGTATAAGTAATCCTGATCACCAAAAAATTTGCGCTGTATTAATTTAGGGTCTTTGATATAATCTTCCCATACATGTTTTAACTGTCCTACTTCAAATCTTACCACACTGCTGTTATACTTGTGCCATTTAGGCCGCATAGCTCTAGTAAAGTCTCTAACAGTACACCATTGATCAGGATGATAAGTGAATAGTTTATCAATATTTGATGCAATGACTACATCTAAATCTAGATATAAAATAGTTCCTTTGATAGGTAAGTCTGTGCTAAACATATAAGGTTTACACCACCAGCCAGTTAGACCAGCTGGAAGTAAGATTATTTTTACATCTGGGTGTATGTCTTTTGAATCATCGGTCAAACAAACCATTTCAAAATCCAAACTACAATGGCGCTTTACGCCATTATATAATTTATTTACATAGTCTGCAGAATACTTCGAACCATGCTTAAGGCACATGACATATCGTTTTTCTTCCTTAGTTGTGCTCACTACTTGCGAAGAAGGCAAAGTTTTTTCTAACTTTTGCTGTGCTTTATAAAGCTTTCGCTGTTCTTTAATTACTCGCCACTCTTCTTTAGAGTACTGACTCTTATCAATCTTAGCCATTTATGCGTTTCATCAAATCCTTAGGTGATTCCCATACCCAACGAGGCTTTTGCGGAAGTGTTGATCCAAACTTTTGTAAGTATTCAACAGCACTTGCTTGTGCTGTAGGACGATTAACTTCGCACATTGCATCGTTGCGTTCGTGTTCGTATACACGCACACGCTCTACATAACAACGACCGTCTGTGATAGCATGAATGTATGCGTTAACGTGTTCCCAAATAAACACACTACTCATTTCCATACTAACACCACTTGGCAATACACGAAGTGTACCTAACAGTCCACCATCATTAACCATTACATCCGGAATGTCTCCAATGCGTGGATCATCAGCTGGCAGTACAGTCACGTGATCGAAATAGTATTCTAAGAAATCTTTTACTGCCTTCAATTTGCCAAACGGAACAATCCATCCATGTTCGTCGACATCACCTGCAAACGTAAATTCTACACTACGATCATAACCATGTACCTGCGCACAGTGTCCTGGTGTGCCGTCATCGTTTGTATCAAAATGTTGTGCATGACCGCACGGTAAGTTCTTGTATACTTTTGTTGCTTTAATTTGTAAACCCATCTCTTGCCTCCTGTGTTCGAGTAAGTTTGATGCGCAGAGTATTTAAAGTGGGTTGAGCATTAGTCCACTGTGTATATACTACACGATATTACTTATCTTGTCAAGTATAACATTGTTGTATTTCCAGGCTTTAGGAAGCTGCCAGGTGTCTTCTTGATAAATTGTAAATTGTACTTTTGGAAAGCATTCAAACACTTTGCCTATCTGATGTATCCAGTACCTTGGATCAACAGCTCTTTTATGCGAGTCGTCATAGTTAGGGGTGCTTTTATATATGTTATTTACAGTGTTTGTTTTACTATACAAATCAAAACCTAACAATTTTACATTATGTTCTTTTTCTAGTTTTGCAGCTAGAAGAACAGCATATGGACCACTCCCCCAATTGAAAGGTTCGTCCCAACGTTCACTACCAGCATATGGAAGATCGGGTACAATACGTATACGTTTATGACATTTAAAATTTTTATGCCATTCTTCTCTAGTATACACAAGACTGGTCGCATTAGTATTGCAATCAACAGCTTCTTGTACCATTCTCCTATCAACACATACCAAATAGTCAACTATAAAATCTCTTAGTATAGCGTTGCATCCTATCTTAAGGTCTTTAATTTTGTTGATGTCGACAGATTTACGGCTTTCGCCATTACCAATAACTAACATACAGCTATTTATTGAGGTCGTCTCTTACCTTGCGTAATTCTCTTTTAATTTCTTGAAAGTTATTAGAAGTTCTTTGCATAGCTTCAGCAAACAATCGAATGGTATCTACTGCCCACCACCACCATATGACGCTAATAA